CATCAAGAAAATAAAAGAGCAAAGAGACAAGATTACCGTTACCTCATGGGACAGTGAGCAGAGTGCGTGGTTTATGTCATTAGAAGAAACCACAATACGATTTTTGATGGATTTTGTCAAAGACAGTGATTTCGAAATTGATCAAGAACTGCGGGATTATTTCCTACAGACTGAAAAAATAGTAGAAAACATAGAAAATCACTTACCTATGTTAGTCTTAAAAAATAAAGAACTAAAAATCGCAAATAAACCAGAAAATTTGCCAGAATTAGAATCAAAAGATGTGCTTTCTGCCGTTTTCGAGGCCCGAAAGAAGGGAATTCTAATCTGGGATGAAACTGTAAACCAGCACACCGCGATGAAAACCCTGTCAGATCCTGTGAGAGAATTCCTAAACCACGATTACGACCACATGACCTTGATAGACAGCCAAAAAAACACCATCGACTGCCTAGACGACATAGTAGATCACATGACACCTTGTCTTTTTATCATACCCGGCGGTAATGAACTGGAAAAAATTTCTCAGGCCCATGATTTTTTAATCAGCAGAGGAATAGAAAATTCCGAAATCAGCACCATGTTCCGTTTGCCCAGTGAAACAGGTGCAGATTTCAATAATTTTGTCAAAAATAATGAAATAAATGGTCCTATCACAGAAGATACAAAAATCGTATTTGTCAGCACCAAGTTGCCCAAGAGCGTGATAAAAAGTAAAATAAGATTTAACTGTGTGATAAACATGGGAACACATTCAGCGCACCACACTGTTAAAGAATTCATGAAAAATCATGAAAACGTGGTGATTTTTTCTGAGCTAACGAAAATTAAAAATATAAGGGATAGACAATCGTGGCTACTGCAAGGATTGTAATCAAAGACGAAGTCAATGTGCATATCAAAGATCTAGATCTCGATACACGCAAGGCCCTGGTCAAGAAATTCAAGTACGAAGACCCAACTGCTCGCTTCCGTCCGGCCTATAAATTAGGTCGTTGGGACGGTACTGTGAGTTTTTTCGGCCTGGGAGGAACTACCTATTTGAGCATGTTACCACAGGTCCTAGAATATCTCGAAAGTAAAAATTATTACATAGAAGTTGAAGATCTACGAAATCCTATTTCCCTAGATTTCCCTGAGATTTCTTCAGATTTTTGGGGTGATGCGACGTGGCCCGAAGGTCATCGGTTTGCTGGAGAACCTATCCGTTTGAGAGATGACCAAGTTGAGGTTGTCAACATATTCTTAAAAAATCCTCAGTGTATGCAGGAGATCGCTACAGGATTTGGCAAGACCATAACCACCGCGACTCTGAGCAAAATCTGTGAAAAATACGGTCGTACCATAACCATAGTGCCCAATAAAGACCTAGTCACGCAAACTGAAGAAGATTTTGTCAACTGCGGATTAGACGTTGGAGTTTACTACGGAGATCGTAAAGATCTAGGACGAACACATACTATCTGTACCTGGCAGAGTTTGAATATTTTAGACAAAAAATCACTGAATTCACGTGACGAACAAGAACTGTTAACCTTGGCAGAAATGTTAGATGGTGTCCAGACTGTGATGGTAGATGAAGTACACATGGCCAAGGCAGAAGTATTGAAAAAATTATTGACACACAATCTAGCCAACGCACCTATACGTTGGGGTCTGACCGGTACTATACCCAAGGCAGACCATGAATATCAGACCTTGCGTGCCAGTCTCGGCGATGTGGTCAATCGCATCAAAACGCATGAGCTACAGGAAGCCGGTGTTCTCAGCAACTGCCATGTTAATATCGTGCAGACAGCTGAATGGAAAGAATTTGGTAGTTATGCCGAAGAACTAAAATATCTGGTCACCGACGAAAATCGCATAACCTATGTGGCTGATCTAATCAAAAAAGTCAGTGAAAGTGGTAATACATTGGTATTAGTAAACAGGATTGACAGCGGTAAGATGTTGGTAGAAATGATCCCGGATGCTGTGTTTATATCCGGAGAAGTCAAAGGCAAAGATCGTAAGGAGGAATACAAGGAACATGCTACAAGTGATAAGAGAATTACTGTCGCGACCTATGGTGTCGCGGCTGTTGGTATTAATATACCTAGGATCTTTAACATGGTTCTTTTGGAGCCTGGCAAATCGTTTGTCCGAGTTATTCAAAGTATAGGTCGTGGTGTAAGAAAAGCAGATGACAAGGATTTTGTGCAGATTTGGGATATTACAGCAAGTACCAAATATGCCAAACGTCATCTAACAGAAAGAAAAAGATTTTACAAAGAAGCAAAATTCCCATATAATATAGAAAAAGTAAAATATCAATAATGCAAATACTAACACTCGAAAATAAAATATTCCATCTTAATGAACTTCCAGATGAAATCGATGAAGATTTAAGATTCTCTGTCCTAGATAACAGTGACAACTCGAATCCCGATCATTTCTTCATACCCTTGATTTTTTTAGAATCATTTACAGGTCCCGCAGTGGTCCTAAAAATAGGTGAACATGAACTGACCATGCCACTAGATTGGTGCACTATTGTAGGAGATCCACAAGGACCAGAAATGGAGATCTTGCCCTTGACCAGTCTCAATGATCGTGGGTTCAAGACATTCTGTTTCAATCCTCTGGGAGATTTCCGCCCATCATTTATGGACATAGATATCATCGATGTCTATCAGGATGTCAAGTGGTATTTCCCTAAGATGCGTCCTGGACAATTATTGTGTACGCCATTGACTAATGATGAAAATCCACCCTGTGCTTATTTTGTCAAAGAAGTTTCGAGACAGAGTGAGATCGTAGACTATACTAAATGTTGGTGATATGGGCTCATTGAAACCAGGTGCTACCTACATACACGAACGTATAGACAATGTGGTATATTCTAGAGAACATGGTGCTGATCCTAGTACCAGACAAATAATAGGTTGGGACTATGATCCCAGTGATCCAACGTTCGATCCTAGAGAATCTCGGATACTGGGCATGCCCCTTAAACAGGTTGGAGAATTAGTGGCCATAGCACGAGCCGCTGAAATCAATCCCACAATCAATGAAGCTCTACAACGACTTAAAATATTATATCATTTGAGCAAAGATGCCGGAAATAAAGACTAGCAAAGAAATAGTTTGGTTTACCTATGTAGATGGTAGCCACGGCGGTTGGTGTAAGAATACTGATCAGTTCGGTAATCCCTATGGACACTATAATCGAACAGAGTGGGGTAATAATCCTCGCCATCCAGATCCTCTACAGTACACAGAAATATTAGAGATGGCTGATTATATACCTATGATCTCTAAACAACTAGAACAATTGATGCTATTATATAACTTAAACAAAGACGATTACCATGGCGACAGCGAAACTTGATATAAAAAGAGAATTACGAGCAGTAGATGATAAAAATTATTATTTCTACGATAATCTCACAGACGAAGAAAAGAAAGCTTTTAGTCCGTTTATCCTGATGCGTTATACCAGTAATGTAAGCATGGATGATCGAGACATACAGGAATGGTATGTAGAAATGACCAACGAGCTGGTCAATAAACATCACTGGGACCTCAGTAAAAATCACAAGGCTCTGTTATGGAAATTGTTCGCGGCCACAGGAACTGGAGTAAATTGCTATCATCCCTATCTTGCCGCAGGTAAAAAGGCCAAGGCCAATAAGATCGAAAAACTCCTATGCGAATTATATCCTGCCATGAAGATGAGCGAAATAAAACTCCTAGCATCGATGATGGATAAAAAAGACATAGAAGAATTGTTTGACAAGATGGGCTTTGATAAACGACAACGAAAGGAATACGAGTGATATTAGATCAACCATTCGTCTGTAATCATTGCGGTAAAGGGTTCATGAAAGAAAAAACCCTTGTGGCCCATATGTGTGAACGTAAGCGCCGTGCCCTACAACGAGATGAGAAACGAGTACAGGCAGGCTATATGGCGTTTAATCGTTTTTGGCAACTAGCACAAGGTGGAAAGAAACAGAAAACCTATGATGAATTTTGTGATACAGCATATTATAATGCTTTTGTTAAGTTTGGATCTTTTATTAACAATGTTGATCCTCTATATCCTGATAAGTTTATAGACTACGTGATCAAGAGCGGAGTCAAACTAGATCACTGGTGCCGAGATGAATTGTACGAACGTTATCTCTATGAGATGATCAAGACCGAACCAGTCGAAAGTGCAGTACAACGCAGTATCGCCACCATGATGGAATGGGCCGATGAGCAAAGTGCAGAATTTGCACATTACTTTCTCTATGTCAGTCTCAATCGTGCGGTACATGACATACTCAACGGCAAGATCAGTCCTTGGATCATATTGAATAGTACCACAGGATATGCCATGGTCAATAATATGAATGATGAACAATTGAACTTGATCGCTCCTGCATTTGATGTACAATATTGGAGTCGTAGATTCAAAGAAGTTCCGGCGGATGTGGCCTTGGTCAAAGAAATCTGTGCAGAAGTGGGGATCAAGTAATGCCAGATATAGATCTAGATTTTCCAGACCGTAATAGGATATTAGAAAAAATCAAACATGTCACAGCCACACTCGACGGAGAAAAGAAACACAACACAGGTGTATACTGCCATGAGATCCCTGTCAATCCCTTGACAGGACTGGCCAGTATCGACTATAAAACTGCCGAGGCTCGAGGATATTTCAAGATAGATTTCCTCAATGTCAGTGTCTACAGAGACATCAAAGACAGCCAACATCTTGAACAATTAATGTCAACTGAGCCGTTATGGGATCTATTAGAACAGGACGAATTTGTCGATTTACTGTTTCACGTCAGCGGGCATGGATCAACTTTAAGACAAATGAAGCCCAGAACCATAGAACAATTG